TCGGAATCCTGCCATGACTCGGGTTGCTTCATGCCGCTCGGCCTTCCGAGGGATCGCGGAGCGGTCGATGACCATGCCTCGCTGGATGGCTTGATGCGAGAGGCTGAATGCATCGGAGAAGTGAGAGGACCAATCGTGGACCGGCACATCCTTGATTGTGACACCATCGCGCTCCTCCTTGGAGTGGTAAGCATCGAGCGCCTCGATGCCATCCGCGCATCCGGCCTCGTTCACATGAATGCGCGGAAACGCATCGTTCGTGAGGTTGATGCCATCCCATACCGAAATCTGCCGAGGCACAGGGCAGACGCCGGTCAGCCCGCTGCGACCGAGCGCCTCCTGCCAGAGTCCGTCGACCTCCGCTGCGGCGTCATGCGGAATGAAGTGACCACCGTAACTATACTGCTTGTCCTTGAGTCGTGCCGCCCAGTCCGCAGGCGTCTTGCACTCGTCGGACCCGGAGAGGGATTCCAGATAGTTGATGCGGTCGCCGACCATCTGCCACACCCAGACCTTCTGGTTGAGCGGAGCGCCCACATCCCATGAGGTGTAGACCGGCAGTTCCTTGAACCAGAGAATGTCGTTTGTGACCCGCTTTTCGGCTCGGGCCTTTTCGAGCGAGCGCACATAGATCGCGCCCGGGCGACCGATGTTGAAGCTGCACTCGTATTCCTGCTGGAACGCATTCTCCGTGGTCCCGCGCCGGATGTCGGCGAGTTCCTCCTCGGGAATGATGTTGCTCTCGCTCGCTTTGAGCATGAGCGTGAACCACTCGCTGTCCGCACACGCCCGGTTCCACATTTTCCAGAAAATGTTTCGTCCCTTGGGTGTTCCCACCCATGTCGCCCAGCCTTGGTAGTCGGTGAGCGTTGGCCGGATGACATTGTCCCACGCAGCCGGGTCGAGGTCAGCGGCCTCGTCCATCACCACGCCATCAAGGTAGATTCCGCGCAGGCGCTCGTAGGCTTCGCCAGAGTAGAGGCGGATCGTGGCCTCGTTGTGGAAGGTGATCGCGAGATCGGCCTTGTTGATCACCACGCCGGGGATTTGGCTGGTGAACTGAACAAGGTATTTCCACGCGATGTCCTTTGCCTGCTCGCGGGTCGGGGCCACATAGGCGTAGCGGAGCGGTGGCCCGCTGCGCTTGTGCGTGAGCGCCTTGGCGATGAGGTCTTGGATGCAGACAAATGATTTTCCGGCGCGGCGGTGCAGCACCATCACCGACCAGCGTTGTGTGCGGTGCAGGTAGCTCGCAAGCTGCGGGCGCGGGATGATGTCGATGTTGATCATGGCTGTTTCCACATCCAAACCCATTTGTCTCTTCCGGGCCTTCCAGATCGTGTATCGGTTCCAGATACAGAACGACCGACCCGCTTCCATCCATCAAATCTGTAGGTTTGACCATTGTGCAGGTCGGCGTCTTGGTAGCTCACGGCATGCTCGTATCCGAGTGCAGGGAACACAAACTCCCTCCACAACCGCAGAGCAACACGGCAAAGGCCGCTGCGAGCAGCACATAGGCGCGATAGCTCAATGGTGTTGTCACGGGTCATCCATTTGCAACCACCACCCACAACCGGCGAGATTAAGTTGCTTGCAGTCGTAACAGCCACGGCTCGGCCTTCGTGAACTATTGCATGGCAGGTTGCGTCTTGATTCCCTCGGTGAAGCGGCCCCATTTTGTGACCCCAGTTTTGAAGACACAAATTAGCTTCTTTCAACGAGACTTGATGAAATTCAACAAACGGAATCAAAAGCGGATTGATGTTAGTTTCCACCGATGCGGATGTTGATGTCCATGGCCCCGGCGACCTCGATCTTCTCCGGCTCGTTCCAGCCCATCGCACGGGCGAGCATCTCGCCATACTTCGCGCAGGTCGCGGATTCCGGCGGCATTTCCATGAATCGCTCGCGAAGTGTTTCGATGTAGGTCTCGCGCTTGTAGCTCATCTTGGCTTCCGACTTGGCGCGGAGTTCGTCAATTCGGAAGGCCACACTTGCATTTCCTTGCAACTTGCAAGCAGCACCATCGGCTCCCTTTTCGGAGTATCCGGCGCGGACATAGGCTTGGGTAAGCGAGAGACCGCTCGCGACCCCTTGGCAAAAAGCCTCTTGTTTCGGGTTCAATTTCATGGGGTTGATGGTATCAGTCAAAATTGATCTTGACAAGAATATCGTCCCCCCTTTTATAATCCCCACAGCTTCGCGTGATTTCGATCTGGGTCATTTCTTCGGCCTTCGTTTCGACTTTGACTTGCCGGAACAGGATTTCGACCGTTTCCGGATCGTCGTCGGCAATGAGCTTTGCGTAGCGCAGTTGGTCGATGAGAGGCTTGCAACCGCCAGCGAAATTGTCGGCGTCGAGGAGCGAGCATGCGCTTCTCGTAATGATGAGAGTAACGCGATTTTTGCGCGGAGTTTCTCTTTTGCAAGTGTTGACCAATGTTTGCCGAGTAGCCGGTTGAGACTGGGGGTGAGGTAGCCCGGAAGTTGAAGTGTGACTGAATGAGCCATCGGGATTTTGCCGGTAGCCGAGTTGTCTGAGTTGTTCATGGGTCCAGTTCATCGTTTTTTTCGCTCTCGCAGCATTTTTATGATCTCGGGGTATTTCGCCGGGTGGAAGGCGGCATCGATAATTTTTTCGGCAGGTAATGGCGGCAGCATGATCGAGCAGATTTGCTGGTAGGATCGACTGAGCAGAAAATGTTTCGCCGACCTCCGAGCCTCGACCATGATCGCTCTTTGATGTTTCGATTTGTATTTCTTGCGGTTCCAGATGTCTTCGACCGCCTGCAAGATGACATTGCAGGCTAAGTCGCGGACCCCTTCTAAGTGGTAGTCTTTTTTAGAAGGAGATTTCGTCATCGGAGGCGCGGGCAGCGGCGAGGCGTTCGTTGAGCGTGGCCAGCCGGTCGCTGGAGAGTGGCTCGGTTTCCCGTGGTTTGGATTCCAGAGGGTTGAGCCATTTGATCTTGTGGCGAAGTTGGCCGTTGTATTCCTCGGCCTCGACCGTGATCCGGCACTTCTGGCCGAGAAACGGCGACTTGCCAGCGTCGAGCGATTTAATGTCCCACTCGCGGCCAAAGGCGGCGTCGAGCGTGTCGCAGGTCCGCTTGGTTGCCTTTTCGGTGAGCCAGCCTTGCCAGACGATTTCCCGGCCATGCTGGTCGCTCTCCGGGTCATCGATGAGGAGTGGGACTCGGATAAAATCCGTTCCGTTCTTGGTGGTTCCCAGCCACCCGTTGCCGGGGGCTTTTACTTTCGCGATGTATTTGCCTTCGGCGGTCACATAGCGGTTTTGTTTTTCTGCTAGGTCGTGTGTTGTTGTCATGTTGTTTGGTTGTTGTTGTTCGGGAGATTGGTATCAGTCAAAACTAAACCTTTGGCTTTTATGTTTCCGCATTTGGAGCAAACGGCATTTTCATCCCCGAAAATCCATTGGCATTGATGAGTGCCTCCGACTTTAGCTTTAAAACTGCCGCGTTTTTGTTCACGGACATCAGCTAAAGATTGAGCGAAAATTACCCCGGCTCCTACATTGTGGAGCCTTTGAAGGCTGGTTGTTCTCATGTATTGATTATGTTTGTAAACTCCGATAACCGCCGGAGGATCGGCTCGCCCCTGTCGGACGAGAGCATTTTTCTGAGGTCACCCTTGGCGGCATTCGCCGTCCAAATGATGGGCAGTTCGTGGGAGGATCGGTGTTCCAGCAGGTCGAAGAGTTCCAACTCGCTGCGCTCGGTCATCTTCTGCTTGCCGAGGTCATCGAGCAGTAACACTTTCGTCCGGCGGCAGCGGGTGAGCGTGTCCTCGGCGAGCGCCTTGGCCTGCGGATTGTCATGCCACTGGTCCGCGCAGGCTTTCGCAAATCCCGTGGAGGTGATGCCAAAGACTCGCAAATTCTCAAAATGCAACCGCTTGAGCAGTATCCACGCCGCTCGCGTCTTGCCGCAGCCCGCAGGACCGACGAGACCGAGGCCGACCGGATTAAAGCGCCATGCCTCGCATTCGCGCAAAAAGGCCGCAGGAATGCGTTTGGGGTCGCTTTCGCGGTAGAGTGGAGGGCAGATGGCATGGAACGCCTCCTGCCGCCTCTCCTGCTCCTCTGCGGCCTGCTCCTGCTTAAGCCTATCGATCCTTTCGAGATCGCACCTATCGCAAAGGATTTTGATGTTCGGAAAAATCCGCAGCAGATCATCGCCCGGAACCGGCACCGAGTTGTAGCACTCTGGCGATGCACAGGCTTGGACCGTGGCTACCATTGCTCGACCTCCTTGACTTTGGCTGGCGCGAGCGCCGGTTCCACCTTGTTGAGCCAGTTGATGACAAACTGCCGGGTCTTCTTGCGTCCGGGGCGGGCGAGGAGCCACGCATCCATCTTGCGGCTTTCCGCATCCACATCGACATTCGGGTAATGCCGCCGCATCTCTGTCCAGAACTCCTCATCGAGAAGATAGGCGTTGCTTTGGGGAGCGGAGCGACCTACTTCCTTTCCTTTCCCTTCCATTACATTCCTTTCCTTTCCTTTCCGTTCGCGGTCAGCTTCGCCATCCTGTGAAGCACCTGCTTGACCTTCTGGTTGAAGCTGAGCTTGAAGCTGAGCTTGAAGCTGAGCTTCGCGTCGTGCTTCACCACTTGCTTGACCACCACGGGAAGCAAATTCGCGTTTTGCTTGAACCTCTGCTTCCTTCGCAACCGGATAGAATGCAATGCGTAAGTCGCGCCCGCGCCACTCCCAAAGTTGCGCTTGTGCGGAAACCTCGCTCGCCAAGACTCCGCAGGTCATCTGCCATTGCCGGTCTTTCCACTCACGGCAACCTTTGATGACGCCGCCGTTTTCTTGGTCGGAGCAGTAAGCGAGAAGGGACAACCATGTCGCCCGCTCGACCGGTTCTGCCCCGACAAACGCCGGGGATCGGAGATTTGCGATCTCAATATTAAGCCACCTCATAATGAATACTCCGCGACCCGCTTGCCCGTGGGTGTCACAACTTTCTTCTCAGTGATCGCCCATCCGGCTTTACGCAACTCGCAGACGCGAGCCGCCAGCCGGAAGCACCCGAATAGATTCAGCGCATCCATCGGCGTCACCCGGTGACCACCGCGCAGGTATCCCAGTATCTGGTTCGCCTGCGTAGGGCGGGAGTGACCGAATTCTAGTTCTGGCTGGGTCATTTCGCGGCCCTCGCTTTCTTTGGCTTGTCCTCGACCAATTTGACGATGTCGGCCTTGCGTTGCGCGTTCTCCTCGCGAACCGGCATCCGCATTTTCTCATGCCACTCGCGGAATGCCTTGCCACCCATGTCGCCACCCATCGCCGCGACGAGGTCATCGAGGCCCGATTTGCCTGCCACCGCCGCCGAGACGATAGCAAGCCGGTCGAAATACTCGCTGCCGGTCTGGTGCTGGAGCTTCCAACCAGGCACCTCCCCATTGGCCGCGAGGAGTTCCTTCGCCGCATCCTTGATCGGCTTGAGGAGTTCCTTCTCAAAGATCGACGCCGCCTTGAGGAATTTCCCCAGCCGATCCGGGTCGGCCAGAATCCCCTGCCGAACATCGGCCAGCGAGACCGAGGATTCCACGGTCGCCAGCGTCTGCACGACCGGCTCGACAACCTGTGGGCATCGGTCTTTTTTCACGCACCATGAGCAATACTCATTCGCGCAGGGCTGGCGGTTGGGATCGGTCGCCGAGGCCACGATCCGTTTCACCAACGCATCCGCTTCCTCGTAAGTGTAGCGGTAGTGGACCACTTCGCGCTGGTCGCAGAATAGCAGCACACACTCCCACTCTTTTGCAAAAGTGCGGTCCATGTTTCCGAGGGCGTAAGCCGCCTGCTGCTTGTGGTAAGACCGCAATTGGCCCGACTTGAGGTCCATGCTCAAGGATTTCGCATTCACTCGCGAATCCTCCGTTCCCTCATGGGATAGGTGCGGAGTCACCACCTTGAGGAGCGCCTCGTCGGCGATGATCTCATGCCCCTCGGCCAATTCCTTGGCAGTTGTGACCGCCCACAGCACCGCATCCTGCTCGTCGTCAGAGAGCGAGAGGAATGGCTGGCGCTCCCCCATGAGGAGTCCACGGAAGGCCAAGTCCATCCGAGTCCCACGCTCCGCCGCAGGGCCGGAGACGGGGTTGCTTTCAAAGCAAGGACACAGGTCGAGCTTGTCGAGAGCGGAGTGTCGGATTGTCGCGCTCATTACTTGGACTCCTTTCTGCTTTTGAGATACATTTCAATTTTGGTTGGGAGTTCGCGGCAATATACTCTTTGAATCTTTTGGTTACTGAGATATGCATCGATGGCATAAAGCGTTTTTCCAAAACGATCTTTCTGAACAATTCCACCACCCTTTATTCCTATTGGCCCTGTATGTAAAAATTTGCGAAGCACAAACGCCGGATCATCGCTGGTCAGCAACTCGCCAGTTGAAACTTGTCTTGCAAACTCCAAAATTCTTGGATTTTCGTGGCTTTTCAACGAGTAAAGAAATGCCGCGTAAACAGGAGCGGTTGTAATCGAAAACCCCTCCACGGAACGCAACCGCGCAAACTCTTCATCATATTCCACCAACATTTCAGCCACCTCGGTTGGTGAAATCCTTGTTTTACCATGCACTAACCGCGCAATGACATTAACCGCTGCAACCATTGTGTTTGAAACGGTTTGATTCAAATGCAAAGCCAGCATATCCGATATTGTGCGCTTTGCTCCAATATCTGTCTTCAGTTGAGCGCCATCACTTAACCCGCGAACAATCAGCAATTTTACAGCAGGATATCCAGCATCCTTAATGGCAAGCAATCGATGCTGACCGTCGCATAGAGTTCCGCTTGCACATATCCCTATTCCTTGTGAAGTTAGCTCAAAATTTCCGTTCAGTATTTCATTTTTCAAATATTGAACATGAGAAAGTTTGACTTTCCGATTCTTGACATTCATTGCTAACAATGTGTCAACAAGCTCTTTGGTGGCAGTCACGATCTCTGCTGTGATTTTGGGACTCATTATGCGACCTCCTTCAGCACGGCGTCGATGAATCGTGGCGTGTTCGACAGCACCCGGTTGCGGTAGCCCTCGTCCGTCATGTCGCGGAAGGTCTGGCCTTCGGTGATCTGGCCTTTGGCGATGAGGAAGGTGTTCACTTTCGGCTCATGCTCGAAAATGCGCTTTTCCAATTCAGCCGCCCAATCCGGTTCCGGCGTGGTATCAGCCGAAACCGCCACGGCCTCGACCTCGATGAG